TTGTTTGAACGCTTTCTAACAAATTACGCATCACTTCCTGCTTCTCTTCGTTGAGAGGAGCCAGCAATTCGTCCATCGCAGCTGTGCGCTGATTGGAGTCCTTGATAATGCGAATTTCTTTCTCTTTGGATTCAACCAGTTGTTTAGACTTGCTGACGATCCGGATGGCTTCTTCAAGCTGCTGATTTTTGCGATCAACCTGTTGGCTCAGTCGGCGTATTTCGGCATTCTCATTCAAGTATGTCGAACCAAACTCTGCTGCGTAGGCTTCAAAAATCTTGCGACCAAAGTTGTTCTCGCGAGCAACCTTAATGTCTTCGTGCAGCTGATTCATTTCAGCTTTGAGATGTCGGCTAACAGACTGACCCAGTTTGGCAGCACTTTCAGACACAAAACGTGACTTGAGAGCTTCCAACTGACCACGGGCATCACGCACCAGACGAACTCGTGTTTCAACAACATCACGTTTGTCTCGGGCAAATTCCATGATTTCTTCAGCCAATGCACCCACAACAAATTTCTCTAATTTAGCGAAACCTTCTGAGTGCATCTTGCGATCTCTGCGCAGTTCACCAATTTCTTCAGCCAGTTTGGACACCATAAAGTCGTTGAACTTTGTGCTGCTTTCTTTCATTCGGGCTTGGAAACGGACACGATCTTCGGCCAACTGTTGCTTTTCAGCAGCAATGCCTTCAATCTCTTGTGCGAGACCTTCTGTTACCATACGATCCAGTGCTTCCACCATTACTGTTTTGTCATGCTCATAGCGTTGTGCAAACTCTTCTCTTAGTTCTGCACGCAACTGTTCGCGAGCTTCGGTCAGCCGTGATTCCCACGCTTCCGTGAGTTCTTGGCCAACTTCTTCGTTGATCAGTCCGCTATCTAGTAGTGGTTTAATAGCATCAAACATGCGTATCTCCTAGATTTTGAGATCTTTGATCAGGCGAACTACTTCGCTTTTCAAATATCTCTGTACTTTGTTGTCCTTGCCAGCCCCTTTGGCCATTTCAAGTACTCGATGACCGTGTTTCATGTTCATCAAGCCTTCATAAATTGCTGTGGGATATGCGCCGGGCGCACTGGGTTGAGCAACCACATCAACAGTGACTATTTCAAAGTCACTGACATGTCCGTTCGCTTCGTTAACGTTTCCGCTACCTCGGCTAGAAACTCCTAATTTCACACCGCTTTCCAGCATGGTGCGTACCAAATTGCCCATTGGCGTGGGTAGTATTTTTAATTTGCCATAGCCGTTGGGGCCATCCATCCACATTTGTGTGATCATGTGGCTGACTCGATCCAGATTGACCTTGAGGTCATCCGGGTGGTCAACTTCACCCAATACACTGTATCCATCGGTGATTTGTATGTTCAGTGTTGTCACTGCTTTCTCAATTTCGCCCACAGGATACACACGCTCGTTGGCATTTTTGACGCCACCTTGAATGCAGATGCCTTTCATGTAAAGATTCTTACCTTCTTCGGTGCCTTCTACAACTATTCGGGCAGCGTCAAAGGTAAGATTTTCACGTAGGTAAAGAGCCATTTACCAGGTTCCTTATTGGATCACAGACTTGACATTGACACCAGCAGCCTGTGCCAGGTGTGGCTTGGGTGCAGGTGATTGCTTGGGACTGGTTGTCATACCCATGTCTTTGGCTGTGGGTGCAGTACGTCCTTGTGCTGTGTCACCGGTCATTGAGACTGGTCGAGCCACTGCACCACGTGCGCCGCTGTTGGCAGCCACTGTGCTTTTCTTGTTGACACCACCTTCTTCAGATGTCACAGGTTTTGGAGCTGCTTTTAGATCCACAGCTTCAAACATGCCTTCTGTTTCTAGTTCGTCATCCACCATTTCTTCGCTGTCCATGTCATCACCAACTTCCATGTCCATGTCAGAATCCATGCTGTCTGCGTCGTTGTCGCCCATAAGGCTTTCAAATTCAGCCATGAGTTCATCCAGTTTGTCTTCCAGATCAACCACACGATCTTCCAATTCTGCGTCGTCCTGGTCGCCATCCATCATGGGTTGGTCGTCCATGTCATGATCATCTTCCATAGAAACACCAGATTCTTCTGTTTCAATAGCGTCAATCAGATCTTCTGCCATGTCACCGCCCATGCCTTCCATGTTGGGATCCATGCCTTCTTCCATTTCTACTTCGTCTTCTTCAAGTTCTTCGTCAGCAGCTTCTTCAAGTTCTTCGTCTGCTGCCATCATTTCTTCATAGATGGCACGGCTTTTTTCCACAACAATGTCATGGAACAGCTCACGTGCTTTTGCTTCGTCATCATTGATAACGTATTCAATCAGTTGTTCAAACTTATTCATGAGGACCCTCCGATGTAAT